CATTTTTTTAAGTGAAAAGGGGGGCGTCCCCCCCTTTATTAGAAGTGGTCGATCAAGCCGGGAACAGAGTAAACCGGCATAGGACGAGCACACTTCAGGTCGAAGTAAGCATCAAAGATGAACTGAGGACCCACCCGCTCGCTAACTGCGATACAACGATTCAGCGGCGTGTTGTCCTTGATGAAGGTATCGCCCAGGACCGGCAGTGTTGTGAACTTTTCTGCCAAATGCCACACATCGAGCGTTGTGGCGTAGGTTGACCTGAACTGACCTGTGATGATACTGGGCTTGTAACGATACTCAGCGAATCGCTCCTGGTATCCGAAGACGAGTTCATCGTCTGCCGTGCCCTGGGCATATATTTCCTTGTTGAGGATTTCCTGTTCGCCAAGGTGAGCAAGAGATGGCCAGTAGTAGTCATACCTGGTCTGACGTGACCACATACGATTTAAGCCCTGCTGATACGTAAGATCCGCTCTTACGTTAACAAGACCGATGATGATTGTGTGTTCGACGAAGGACTTGTTGAAGCCGCCGCTTGATCCGACCGCCGTACCATATGCGGCGAGTGATCCCATCGGCGTCGAAGTACCGGTGGCGCCGGTGGGCGCCGTCTGCTGAACAGGATTGATATTTACCCGGTAGCTACCGCCACCAAGATATTCCGGCCGCTGAAGTCTCGCGTCCGGTGACACCACCCCAAAGTGACTTCGGATGATCTCCGTGTAACGAGTACCGCCTCGTGCATCGCGCTCTAGCATACGTTGGAGCTGGAATGCTTCACGAAGTGCATTGATTGTCTGGGCAGTAGCGGCAGAGAGATCCGCAACTAGGCCAGATTTTGTAGGGTCTTCCGAGACTCCCATGGAATAGAGCCTACGGGGTTCAGTACCGAGTGCTGCCGAAGTGCCTACGGCCGTACCATCGGCATCTGAAGACGCCATGAGAGTGAAACCTGAACCAGAACCGCCTACGAGACCGGTCTGGAGATCGGGATTACCGGCTTGATCGTCACTGATAAAGCCGAGCGCGTATCCAGTACCGATGACCGGAGCGGAACCACCGATAGGTATTGTGACTGCATCGCCCTTCTGCGGCCAAGGAAGAGCCGATGTAAAGTAGTCGTGCCGTTTCCCGCGCTTCTGGAGCGGGAAAACGCTGTCTGCATCGTCAGCGTCACCAGTTGGAACGCTGATACTGTCCTGCATGTTCTGGTCCCTGAACCATTCGTTCCAGATCAGATTATATGCCCTGAACGCCAAAGAGTTCGGTGTAAGACCCGTAATACCCGTAGGAATCCCAAAGTAATCTGAGAGAGATCCGACCGCCGCGCTCGTCGCGTAGTCGATCTGGGGAACCCGAAGAGTCGTAACATCCGTATCCGGGTCGGTTCGTTCGCCGCAGAATGCTTGCCAGTTGTCCCAGACAAGCCGATGAGGTACGGCGAAGAAGAATGTCTCCATGTGAAGGTTGTCCATGATAGGCGCGATAGGCGTAGCAAGCCGCGCGAATATGGTAGCATTGAGCCGGAAAGTATCCCCTGGGAGGGCTTCGTCAACGAAGATAGGGTAGAGATACCCCGTGTTGAAGGTTGTTTTGTGCCCGTGCGAGCGGTTGAATACGGACCGCTGGATTTCTGCCCGTGGAATCTGAGAGAACTGGTGCTGATTGATAGCCTTCATACTACTTTCTCCTGAAAAGGGTGAGAACTGCGCCGATGATGAGCATGAGGCCTTGCATGATGACCGCTACGCTCTGAATGGTCTGGTCGTTTGCCGCAAACATGAGAGAGTCTTGTACCAATGTTTTCCCCTTTTTGTTGATAGTTTTTTGGGTTTGGTGTCAGTCCGCACTATAATATCAAGGGTTTTGGTCGTGCGGACTGCCCGAATCCTTTTGAGATTCGGGCTTTTTCCGGGGTTCAAGTACCCCGGCATTGACGAGTATTTCCCGGTTTTCCGGGTTCTGGAGAACGTCCCAGAGTCTGGCCGGATCGTTCCCGGCCAGTTTTCGAACTTCCAACGGAAGTTCTTGGAAGGCATTTTTGCCTTCCTGTATTCTTGCTTGGCATTGGCTGAAATCACCGAAGAGGCTTACATCTGCATAACGGGGAACGGCTTTTTCGCCGTCCCCCAGAATGCCCGTTCGGTTGAATTTCGCAATGATGTTGTTTATGTTCACTTCACTTTTGAAGTGTTGCTGGGTGATGGTAGGTTCTGTAAAGATTGTTCCGGGGTCATTGTCGACCGGAACGAGCGGGGAGATCCCGCGAGCGTAGAAGCTCATGATTGTTCCCCCTGCCCGTTTGCGCCGGGCTCTTTAGATGAGCCCGGCAACGGGCCAACGAGAGAGAGCGCCGAGCAGATGAATTCCGGCTTAACGGAATCCAGTTGTCCGCTCACATCGTTGAATGTTCCCATGAAGTAGAGTTCGAAGTCCGAGGGGTATTCTGAGAGTTGGCTGTTGCCCTGTTTGATTGCTTGCTGGAGCATGCGTGTTGCATCACCGGCGTTACGAGCCGTGAAGGGTGCTTTGTATGCGCCGATTTTGAGATCACGAATTGCGAATATGTCGTTATTCATTTTCTAAGCTCCTGTTTTTTCTGTTTTTTTTCTGTTTTTCTGTTTCGATTTTTCGATTGTTTAACATGATGATGAATTTTTGAGTTTTTGTTTTTTTTGGTTTATTTATTTGTTTTTCCTTTCTGGTTAATTTTGTTTTCTGGTATCCTTCTGGATCCAGTATTTCATATAGGTTATCGTAGTATCTGGGAGGCTTAAGCTCCATTCGCTTTAGTACTACGTGATCTTGATTATATATATCGGCCTTGTATTTGTCAAAGAATTGTTTGCCGATCCCCGGCCTTCTTGACATTGTTGTGTATTCTGGGGTTCTTCCGTCATAATGATAGTCAGAGTCTTCTCCGGTGATTTTTTTTAGAATGTATCTTGCGACATATGCCGCAGATTCAAATGTTACTTCACCGATTACGCAATGACCATGACCCCAGATTTTTTCTAGTGTTTCCGATTTGTAAAGTTGCACTCCGTTTCTTATTTGCCATTTTTGTTTATCTTCGAAGTCGAATCCGAAGAGGCAAGCGTGATGATGTGGACGCTGTAGTTTTTCCCCGTATTCTCCTGCATGATAGTACCTGAATGGCCCGCAATGTTTGCGGAGCCTTTTGAGGAATCTCTGAAATTCCTCTTTGTTGAGGGAACCGCCATAACAGAATTTTTCCAATTCGGCGGGAGAATAGGTAAGTGTAATGAAGCAGTTTTTTTCATGAAGTGTACTTTCATGGACACATCGAATTGCCCAGGCGCGTGTCCTGGCTAATTTGCATTCGATGCATGTGCCACAGGGGAGAGTAATTTTCTCCCCGGGATGCCCCTCTTCCATTTTAAAGACAATAGGCCAACGACCATCTGATCGTTGGCCCTGTCTATCTCGCCATGCGGTGATAGGATGTAGGCAGCTCACATCCTCCACCCGCCCCGCATGGGGTTTGCGCGAAGATTCGTTCCTTTTGTCCGGGTCCCCGCCCGGAAATTCCGGCGGCTCTTGCCGCGGGACATTTTTTTCCGCATCATCCTAATCACCTCCTTTTTCTGAATCTTGTTGTTGTTGATGTTGAGGTTCCGCCTTTACTATCGCGGGTATGTGTTTCAGTAATGTCTTCTGCATTGGATCCCCGATTCAATCCGGGAATGAGCGACAAGGGAGGAATAAGCCTTCCCACGTTTCCGAGGGTTTCGCCTGTTCCTTTCATGAATTTACCGAATCCTGTTTCGTAGAATCCTGCAGTTGCTTTTTGTTCTGGTATTTTAAGCTCTTCCATCTTACGATCAATTTCGAGCTTTGCCGTCTCAGCCTTCATCTTTGCGATCTGGGCAGATGATACTCCGGCATTTTTCAGAGCGGCTTCCATCTGGGCCGTAACAAGGCCCATTTCGAAATCCATGAGATGATTTCTTTTTGCTGATACTTGTGCCTCGTTATATTCCTTCATTGCGAGAGCACCATTGAGACCTTGCCGTGTTTGACTTTCGAGAATCTCAGCATCCATTTTCTCGAGCTGTTTTGCATTGAGAGATCCGGCGAGTTTAAGCTCCTGACGCCTTGCCATTGTTCCGGCAAGATCCTTGACCGGATTTTCTGGTGTAAACATACTGCCAGTAGGAGCAGAAGCACCATGTCCCCCCGCAGATAATACAGGGTTGAGACCCGCTTTTATTAGATCCTGAACTTCTCTCTGGTGAGCAGTGTTTGACATCCGCTCCTGAAATGCTTCCTGCCTTCTTGCGCTCAGGTATCCAATGCCCGATGATAGCAGAGATCCTGCAGATGATACGATTTGACCACCGATAACGGGATCGAATTCTTCCTTTTTTTCGTTCATATTTCCCCATTTTTTTAAGTGAAAAGGGGGGCGTCCCCCCCTTTATTAGAAGTGGTCGATCAAGCCGGGAACAGAGTAAACCGGCATAGGACGAGCACACTTCAGGTCGAAGTAAGCATCAAAGATGA